TTTCATAAAAGAATCATTCCAATTAAACGCCTCTTTGACTAGATTTGCAGTTAAACCCTTGTATTTTTTGTTTAATTCTTTGTCTTTTGCGGCGATTAGTAAGTCTGCTTCTTCTTTAGTAAGTCCTTCTAAGATTTGAACAAACATTGCTTCTCGTTTATTCTGCGATAGATTTGGATTACCACCTTTAATAAAATGATATAGTCTTCTTGCTTCTCGTTTCAGATAGGTATGTTCGGTGCCTTCTGGTGCTTCATTCTCTTTAAATGGTGGTTTACCCTCTGGTAATAACCATTCTATATTAGGATCAAACCCAGCCTTAAGAACCATTCTTAATTCTGATGTATCATAATGTTTTAAAACCTGTAATTTTTTAGGTTTATCTTTTGCGTTATTTACTTTTAATAATATTTCATGGAAAGTTAATGTTGGCCCAAACTTTCCTGTTTCATCAAATGCCATTTTTAGAACTCCTGTATTTGACCAATTAGGTCTTTTAATCTATTTGTAATGAAGTAGTTTAATATCTTATGTCTACCTGAAGGTTTTAAGTTATCATATTCTGATAAGATATTATTTTCTACCTCTTTAGGTATATAGTCAAAATCAACAAGACGCTGATTTCGTTGAAAATTTCTGAATTGATATTCATTACAGAAACCTTTTGGATCACTATCAATCCAATAATCCAACTTCTTCTTATTAATTGGTTTTTGACGAATATTGTTTATAAATGTATCGTCAGGAGATAAGAAGTTTGGAATACTATCACCACGATCACCCTTTAAGATATGTTCTTTGATATATCTTTTAGGATCCACACCATCTATCCATTTCTTTTGAATGGGTGCATATTGTTTTACATTATCATACTTTTGTAATTGTATGAAATCTTTATCACCACTTAAAATTAAAATTTTTTCGTTGTTGTTTTTAACTAATGTTGCAATAATATCATCTGCCTCTGCACCATAGACATCTATAACTTTATAAGGCATATGTTCTTTTAGTTCATCTCGTACTTTATTAAATATAGTAAAAATATTATCCCAATCGTGTGAATCAGTTTCTCTTGTTTTCTTTCTACCTGATTTGTAATTAGGAAATACTTCTCTACGCCAATAATGTCTGGAATCACAACATATTACAATTTCACCATATTCATCTTTAAACTTTGTATTATAACTCCTCAGTGAGTTTAATATCATATGTCTAACTAAGTCTTCACTGATATCTGAATCTCTACCAATCTGTGCCATTAGATTAGATATCATCACTTGGTTTAAATCAACTAAAATCATTCTAATTCTTCACCTTCAAATTCCACAGTTTTTTCTGGTATATAATATTGTATCTGTGAGTAATATTTATTTTGTCTTTTATCAAACTTTATTTTCATCATTCTATTAATGATTTGATGCATAGGGTGTTTTAAATCAAATTCTTTATGTATTAATGCTCTTAGAGCCTCAATAAAGAAACCTATTTCTTTAAATGTTTTCTTTGAATCTTCCCATTCAGTAGAACCAATATTCAAACCCTCTGATTGAAATTCATGTATTAAACGAACCATATAATCATCAACTAACGCATTAGCATAATCTCTGGACTGTTGTTCCAACATACGATTATCTACATCAATTTCAGATTTTTTGTTTAGTTGTTTTTTCGTTTTGAAGTCTATTATTTCTGCTGTCATAATCTTTTATTGATTCTCTCAATTCAAAATATTCAATAATACCATTAATGTTAAGTTCTTTTTGAAAGGCCTTTCTTTTGTAAATTTGATATTTCTCACATATCTGATTGTACTGTTTCTCGTTCTCTATTTGCAATGACCTCTCCTTTAAAATTTACATAACCTTTATCTAGCAAATATTCTTTTAGATGATTGAAACCACCTATTACTTCTTTATCAATTACAATTTGAGGTACTGTTTTAATATTTCTTTTAAGGTGTTCAATCAATTCTTCTTTACTGATATGAACACCCACAGTAAATTCCTTAAAATGTAGATTGCACTTATTTAATAAAGTTTTCGCTTGATCACAATAGGTGCAACCTGGTTTCGTATATACTTGTATAGACACTTTAGTTCAATTCCTCTTTCTGAATTATTTTATTATATGTATCTATATATTCCTGATCAATCATGTCAATATTTGCATCTTTGATAGAATTGGTATTGAACTGACTGATAGAATCGTCAAGTATTTTATCCCACAACTTATTTTGATCATCGTATGAGTATTTTAAAAGTAAATATACTCTATATTCATCATATGCTGTCGTGTAAATATCTTGTTCTGCAACTTCATAACCGGTCACAGCAGTCTTTGATATTACGTTAACAATGGTTCTGTCGAACTCCTGAACAGTTCTTTTGTTTTTATCTCTACCCACTTCGGTTGAGAAATATGTGGCACGTTCATTCATTTCACCATTGATCACATCAGCAATCTCTGCTTTCGCAATTAGATTTGCCTTTTTAATTGCTAGATTTAAGTCTGGACTTGTTGCAACTCCAGCACCATAGAGAAAGTTATCACTCGTTGGTTTCATTACAAACCACTTTGGCACTTCTTCTAGCATCTCATTATTACCACTTGATTCTTGTTTTACTTGATATGTAGAACTACAAGATGCTACAATCATTGCAAGAATCATCATCATTAAGTATCGCATTTAGATTACCCCCTTTACGATATTCATTAAAGTATTCACAATTGAAGGATTAATATAAACTATAAAACCACCCACAATTGTACCAAATATAAAATTAATCATACACCCACTCTCCGTTCTCTTTTAAACATACTTTCACTGGTGTGTGAAATATATGATCTTGTCTGTCTAACCACCTACAATAACTTGGTGTATCGACATTTCTGTAATAAAATTGTGCAAATATTTCCCAATAACTAGGACCAATATAACCATCTCTACAAACCATTTTCTCACGTAAAACAATCATAGTATCAGGATCTATTTCTTGTGTAATTACACAATTACTTTTTGTATGTGGTACTTCATTTGCCTGTGCAATTATACCATAGAACAATGTTCCAAGATATGCAACTACAATAATTAGAATATACCAAAACAAACCTGTTTTAAGATGACGCATTGACTACCTCCCAAACACCATCTGGATGTTGACATGCTGTTCCAAATTCTGTTGAACGATCAATACCTGACAATGGCCACTGCATTTCTATATTTACAGTCGATTGATAATCAGAACACTTCATACCAGAATCAATAACATAGGTTCTTTGAATCTTAATATCACCATTATTTCCTGTTCTAGGATTAAACCATGTTGTATAACTAGGTTTCGTTGGTGCAGTATTTAGATGATCAACAAAAACAGCATTGTGAACATTTCGATCTGATTTATAAAACATTTCTGCACCGACAAAACTACCTAACACCGCACAGGCAGCCACTAGTGACACATTTTCTGATATCACTTGATAACAGGTAGCACCTGCACTTGCCCCTCCGACCATAGCACCAAAATGACTGGACATATTTTTATTCTGCGAACATCCAATCAATATGATTGCAAGTAGAATACTAAAGAATAGCTTCAAGTTCCTCATCACTCAAACTATCCTCTGCATCAGTTAAACCAACATCATCTGACATAATCTGTTCATAAAGATTTTCGTTATCATCAGATAATTCTGTTGTTTGTCTTTGTTTAACAATCACTGGCCAGGAACCAGTTTCATTAAAACGAATGAGATTGTCCCATTTAATATCATATGGTAATTCCATTCTTTGATGTTTCTTTAACCATTTGACAATTGTTTTAGAATCAGAATCTTTAATATCTGCCCATTCTTTGTGTATCATCTCTAACGGTTTTGTTTCTTTAGGCATCTTCATTCTCCAGTTCTTCTAAAATCCAATCACGGTTTCTCTCTGTAATATCAAACTCATCATCTAATCGATTATACAGGTCATTATCACTTACTTCTAAATCGTTTTGTACGACTTCTTTTGCGATATCCATAATGCCATCTAAGTGTTGTTGATCACCATTAATATAGAAACCTGCAAAGTCCATGCCTGGTTCTTCATAAGATGCATTGATCTCACAATCTTCATTGTTACCTAAGAATGTTTCATATGCCTGAATTGGAGGACCCCATGCACTATCAAAGTAACCATTAATTGATGCTTCATTACTATCACCATCTAATTGGAGTTCTAGTCCTTCACCATCAACTTCCCACTTTGTTCCCCAATTATCAATACTCCAGCTATACCAGTCCTGACTTTCTGAACCTTCTTTGAATGTATCTCTGATTTCTTGTGGCATTGGAACTAAGGCATCCAATAATCCTTTACTTTCATCTTTCGAAGTAATCTGATCATAGATTGCTTCTATTTTTTCTCTTG